CCAAGTGCCATTGTCCAAGTCTTTTGAAGCTTTCGGATCCGGCGACCGTTCCGACCACGTTCGGAACCGAGACGCCAGCGTCAAGAGCTATCGTGTTCAAGAATGATCCACACCACGGCTTTCCGTTGGCTCCCATTCGTTGTCCGAAAATTGTGACGTTGTCCGGAATTTCGACATAGCCGATGTGCTTAATAGCTTCTTCAATAATGCGAGCAAGTGAGCCTTTAGGCGCTTTCGTCATTGGAATTCCATGACTGATCTTCTTCATTCCACGAATACATTCCATCGCTAGGCATTGGCGTTGGTGCTTGCCAAAATGAACCGACTCGGTGCCACGATGGAAAAGGTTGTGGCGCGATAAAAATATCCTCATCGGCATTGTATGAATAAGATATGCCAGCGTAAGTTCCACGAATCTTTGAATTGTAGCTAGTGCGGACGCACGTTTGTCCGCGAAATTGTGCGTACCATTCTTCGGGAGTTAGCCCTTCAATCGTTTCGGTTTCATCAATGCCTGTAATGATTTCGGTGACAATTCCTGCGTTATCTAAAAATGCGTAGTGTGCCATTATGCCCAACTCACATTTCCTGTGCCAGCCGTGATCGTTGCTCGTTTGTATCCACCACTTGCCGCGCTTTCTGTTCCTGTTAATCCTGCGCCAATGGTGATTGTTTTTGTATCAACATATCTTAAAATTACAACACCTGAACCACCTGAACCTGCGTGTCCACCACTTCCCGAATATCCACCTGCACCACCACCTGTATTAGCCGTTCCGTTGCCACCATTAACATTTGTATTATTTGTGCCATAACCAGTTCCACCACCACCAAGTCCACCTGGCATTGTTAAAGTTCCACCACCCCAAGCACCAGAACCACCGCCACCAGCGTAAGTTACTGATGAACCTGTGATTGAAGTTGCTACACCAATTCCACCATTTCCTGACGCCGATGTCGTGCCAGAATTCCCACCAACGGCTCCTGCTCCACCACCACCACCTGAAACTGTGTGTGCATTATTAGTATAATCTCCACCTTTGTAACCTTGATTTGTCGTTCCTGCTCCGCCTGTTCCAGTAGCGGCTTCAGAACCGCCAGAACCCGAACCGCCAGAATTTCCATTTTTATCACCAAGGCTAATACCTGCACCACCACCCGTTGAAGTAATGGTGGAAAATACCGAGTTGCTCCCGTTAGAACCAGGCGCGCCATAAGAACCGCCGCCGCCTACTGTCACGGTGTAATTTGTTGCTGTGGCAAGTGTCAATGCGGTTTCTAAAGTTCCCCCTCCGCCCGTAGCCGTCACAGTTGAACGGAGTCCGCCTGCTCCACTTCCCGAACCAGCATAAACATTTTGTCCACCACCACCGCCACCTGCGACAACGAGATAATCCACCGTGACGGGAACGCTCAAATGCCCTGATATTTGACTAGCCATAATTCCGAGCATTGGAGTCATTATGAAATGTCTCCGAACACGATCCAAGAGTTAGCGGCTAATTTTTTACATGTTGCGCCGGAGTTAGCTACGCGAAGTTTCGGTGTTGCGCTTGTCGCACCTGTTGAAATCACCGTCGTCGTTCCCGGAGTGACCGCGCCGATTGTTGGCTGTCCTGCTCCGGTAATCCAGAACACATTCAATTCGGTTCCAACGGCGAAGTTAAAAGTTGCGTCCGTTGGAATGTTGAATTGTTGCGTTGCCGCATTATTCATTGAAAATAAATTGCCTTCGTCTCCGGTGACGAATGTGTACGCCGCCGTTTTAGCCGAATACGTAGAAGATATTTTTGGAGAAGTAAGAGATTTATTTGTTAAAGTCTGCGCCGTTGTTAAATCGGCTGTAACGGCTGTGTCAATGGATACCGTTACCGTTCCCGATGTGCCACCGCCTGAGATTCCTGTGCCAGCCGTGACTCCCGTAATGTCTCCTTGATCATTATTGATCCACGTGAAGTCCATATTCGTTCCGGAAGTCTTGGAAAGTATTTGTCCAGTCGTTCCGCCGAGTAGCTCTGCCATGCTTGTATCGACGCCTTGACCGAAAGTGTTGAAATCTGCCGGAAGATCGGTGACGAGATCGGTGGACGTCGGCATAACCCAGCCGAAGTTCGTTGTTGGATTAGCCATAATTGCTCCTTATGCCACGACTAGGGCGTGTTCCCAGTCAAGTGTAGGCGAGATAGTGTTCCACGTTTCGGCGACACTCACGTCAAGCCACTTCATCGCTTGAAGAGAAAACGCGATTGGAGACATGATGAGAGTGACCGAAAGTTCATTGTAAGAAGCTTGGAATCGCCAGCCTTCGACGAAGCCTTGAAAGGATCCGGAGTTCATGTTGATTGGTAAATCCGAAAGATTGATGGGCGCTCCCATGAATACGTTAATCAAAGAGTCACGGTCGCTATTGTCAAGCTCTGGATTTGTCAATGCGAAAGTTATCGATTCGAGAAATGCTTGCGGATAGGCGCGAAGCTCCAAGTAGAAAGCCGCCTGATCTTCTGCGTCGGCTTGATGTTTGATTGTAGTAGTGATGATTTGAGCGAGATTGCCATAAAGTGAAATCGACGTGGCGTCGGTGTCGCTGACTTCACTTGTCGAAGCTGTGCCATATTGAATTGTTATGTCGTTCCGGACGTCTCCGGCTCTCGTCGTTGTTCGTATTCCGGTTCCGAGAGCTTGATTAGCTGTGAGATCGATATATCCGTTCGTGGCGAGATATTGGGATCGGTGAGTTGAGTCGGCGTAGCTGATTCGACCTTGCCCGTCTTCATAGATATATCCCAGTCCGGACGTAGCTAACGCCGAAACTAGGTCATACATGACGACGCGATTGGAAGCACGTTGAGCGAGCTCGTAATCTCCCGGAGTATCGATTTCTCCGAGCCCGGTATTTTCGGCATTCGCCCACGTGACGGTCGGATCATAAGTCGCCCACGTAAGCGCCGCCGGAACCTCTGACCAGTTATTGAGAAGAAGATCGTTGAGGATTGTAAGAATCTGATCGCCGTCGAAATCTTGTGTCAAGACTCCGTCTGTGAGTGCCTTTTGAAGCCTTGCGAGGGCTCCCAGAGCCGTGATAGTGACGACTTGTGTAATTGCTACCGATCCGGCTTGTGACACCGTGACGTCAATATCGACGACAGATCCGCCGAAGATAGGGATAAAGGTTGCCGACGTGTCTTTGAGTTCGATGGTAAGTGAGTCATTGATTGCGACAATAACCGAAGAAAGATCGAGATTGATAAGTCGAATTGTGGCGTATCCGGCTTGTGCTTGTGTGTAGATATTTGTCCGTCCGGAAACGATGGAAAGATCGGCGAGAATGACTTGTGTGTATTCGATGGAATTAACACTTACGCGCCATTCCGGAGCCCAATTAGTCATTAGAATTGGGCAAGCTGTAAGTTATTAGCGCCGCCGGTTCCACGGAAAAGAGAATTGTTTAACGTGTCCACGATTGTTCGGGCTGTGCCCTCTGGATCAATAGCACCGCTCACGTTGAGATTGATAACTGTGCCACCGACCGCCGCACCTGTAACGCCCACATTGGAGAAGTCCGGAAGAGTCCGTCCGAAATTGACCACCGAACCGCCCACGGCGGCTCCCGTCATTCCAAGCGATGAGAAGTCCGGAACCGCCGGAGCTGTTGGAAATTTTTGTCCGTAACTGATTACTTGACCGCCAACGGCGGCTCCGGTAACGCCGACGTTGGAGAAGTCTGGAACGCTAGTAATGTCGTTAATTGTTCCGGATCCGCCGACTTGAATTCCATTGACCGCCGATCCGCCGCCAGCTCCGGTTCCACTTGCTCCGGATCCAGTTGTTCCAGTTCCACCGCCACCGCCCGAAATCGATGGAACGTTCATTGTCTGCGGCGTGACTGTTTTTACTTGTCCACGGATTGTTTCTTGCGTAGGCGTTTGATTCGGAACCTTCGTCAAGCCTTTCATCATGCTAGACGCGAGAGCTTGTGTCTCTGTCATTGATTTAGTCCAATTACGCGGATCAGAAAGAATCTTTAAGAGCGACAATGTATATCCAAGAAATCCGATGAGATCGTCAAGTGCTCCGATAATGTTATCGATCCAGCCGATGAGTTTAGCTAAGCCCGAACCGGCTCCGGTATTATTGGGATCGTTAAAAATTGTAAAAAGATTGCCCACTGATTTCGCGACCGATTTGAGCGTTTCGCCCATGTTGAACGCGGCTAAGTCCGCACCTGTTAAACCTTTCTTCACGCCTTGATCGCCACTAAGTCCGGCGATAAGTGATGAGAATGCCGGAACGATTGTGTCGTTAATGAAGTCGGTGAGTTTTCCAAGAGTAGGAAGAAGAGCTGTTCCAAGTGATTCTTTTGCTTCATCGAATCCAACTTTAATTCTTGCGATTTTTCCTGCGTAAGTCTCTGCGTTAGCGGCGGCGGCTCCGCCGAATGTTTTGGTAAGTGATTGCGTCACTTGTTCGAAAGTCATTGTTTTCAATTCGGCGGCAGATAATCCGAGTCCAAGTTTTCCAAGCGCCGCCGTATTTCCATCGAACGCCTTGCCGAGACTATTGGCGACGGCTTCTAATGGCTTTCCCGTTGATGTAGAAATGTCAAGAGCAAGACTGAGAAGATCTTGCGCCTTTGTGATGTCATTTGTTGAAAGTGTAAGACGTTGAAGAGCTGGACGAAGCTTGTCGTCTGCCGTTCCAGTCGCGAGAGACATTTTGAGAATCTGTGCCTCGACGGAAGCAATTTGATCTTCTGTCGCACCTGTTGAAGCTTTGAGAGCGTTCGCGAGTTTTAATTGCGCGGCTTCGTCTTCGATGGCGGCTTTGACTCCGTCGATTGCCAGTTTCCCGGCATAGACAACCGCCGCCGCACCTGCCGCCGCGAATGCGAGCCCGGCTTTTTTTCCGAAGTCTGAGACTTTATCGCCGAAACCTTGAACTTCGTTTTGTCCTGTATTGAGATTCTTTTTTAGATCGTCAATGTCTGCGAGTATGGAGAGCTTTAACGTGCGAGAACCTGCCGCCATTATGACCACTCCTTCAATATCTTATCGAAAGCATTCTCCCACTTGGCGATGATCTCCGGCTGTATTGCGCGAAGTGTCGGATACACGAACCAGCCCGTAGATCCGCGACCTGTTGAACCTGACCAGACCGGGAATTGCTTGAATTTATTAGATCCGAACTCTGTGCCGCCCCATAGCATTTGAGTCGTTGCGCCACCTGAGAATCGTTGCGACGCAAAGCCGAAAGAGATTTCGCCGATCTTTGATGACTTACTGACACGGGAACCGGCGGCGACGCGACTTGCCACGGCTCCACGTCCGCCAGCTCTGTCTTTGATTTTGTTTTGTGCGAACTCTGCGATTGCGCCCGATTCTTGTTTAGCTTGATTTGTAGCTTCATCGTCCATCGCTTTTAAGACTTTCACGATAGCCATGAGATCGCGCTTTTCGTAAGAGATTGCGTCACTCGCCATTTCGCTTCTCCAATACTTCGTGCGCCGTAAGGATCTGCTCCGCCGTTGTCCATTCGCTCATCGGTATTCCTGTCGCGATTGCTAACTCGACAAGGATCCGATTTAGACTTCCGACGGGATAGCTTTTGGGCTATCGGACTCGATCACAATGTCGGACACGGTTTCGCACCATACCTCGAAGCCTTTGACCGGCTTTCCGCCAGCTTCTCTCTTCATGGCATGGTAGGCAAGAAATAAGAGATCCGAAATCCCTATTCTTTCCTGCGCTTGCGAAATCGTGTATCCCGTCTTTGACTCCCACTTCGACCACTCCGGCGGTTGAGCCGTATAGGTTCCGAACTCTCCGGACATGTATTCGATTGTTATTGGTAGTTTCATCTTTGCTCCCGTTTCTGTTTTTTTAGCTGATGGTTAGAACTGGCGTGTTAGATACAAGCATTGTCCAAGTGTCGGTCTGTGCGTCTGGCGCTGTGCCACCTGCGTTCGGAGCGACTGGAAATACTTCAAATGCGAATGAAGCACCCGTGGCGCTGACCATGACGCATGATAAAGGTGTGTTTGGCGCTTGAAACGCTGTCCACATAGCTTCGAATAATGACGATGGAGCGCCCCAGTCGGCGAGTAAGCCGAGAGTGAGAGTCCATTGATCGTCGATGTGCTTGTAAGCCTTGCCATCGAGTGTTTGATAGGTCGTAATAACTGGCGCGTTACTAAGAACGGCGGAAGTAGATTGTGCGTCATAAGTATCTGAATCGATCGTCAAAGTGATCTGGCGACCTGTGACAATAGTTGTGGACATTTGTTGAGCTCCTTAATTGACTTGAGTGTAGTAGGTCGAAACTGACAGATCCGCGACGAGCAAGTTACTCGCACCGACTGAAGTAATTGTCGGACGTTGAACGTCGCCGACGACGTATCCCGTTGGCATAGCCGCGAGAATGCTGATTATGAGTTTTTCGAGATTGTCAAGAGCTCCGGCGTTGGAGTTATAGGCAACGGCGGCGCTGACGACGAAATTGATTTTAACTTTGACAGATCCGGATCCGATTAAGGTACTTTCAAGATACGGCGAATCCGGAACAATGACACAAGCTGGCGGAATGACGGTTTCTGGAACCGTGGAATAGACCGACGCCGCGACACCTGCGAGAGCTGTCGCCAGCGTTCCGCGAACGTTTGTGGCGATTGATGTGGCTGGCATTATTGCGCCATCGTTTCGACGTCGATGTAACTACCGAGAAGCCCGATGACGCGATTTTGTAATGATCTTCCCATTCTGTACGGAGACGGCTGAAAATCAACGCCTTCGATTTGTCCGCCAGCCGCCGTCACACTCTGGAAAATTTCGGTGGAGACGATGAGAATCGCTTGTTCGATTGCTTCTGTGCTGGCGTAAAGAGTGGCGGCGTTAGCTCCGGATAGGTAAGCAACGCCAGCCGGAATCACGTTTCGCAAGATAACGTCCGCGTTTACTTTGTCGGCTGTAAAGACGAAAGATCGTTCGAATGATGGAAAAGGTAGAGCTAAGAATTCGACATTATTATTCGACGTCACGGTAATCGTTCCATTGAATAATGACGGAACGCAACCGGAGATTACGACGGATTGACCTTCGACGAAATGATGTGGACGTTGAGTAATGTAATACGCCACGTCATTTGTGAGATACACGCCAGCGACGGCGCTTTGATAAGCATTGAGCAACGGCAAAATCACTTGTTCGGCGCTGACAATAATGCCTTCAAGATACGCGTCCGAATAAAGGGAAACCGAAACGCCTAGCACTTGGCGAAGCTGTGAAGCTGTAACAATGCTAGGCATTCCGGTTCCTTTCGTCTGCTGGGCTAGATACGGGAGCGCACCTAGCCCATGATTAGTTTGTGCTTAGAATCAGACCTGATTCCAGCAAGCGCCGAATGGGATCTTCGGAGCGATTGCGGCGTAACCGTAGTAAAGAAGATCCACGGTTCCGTCGGATTGGATTGCTGTACGAAGTTGGAAACGTTGGGATTCGTACCATGTCCAAGCGTCCGGATTGATGACAACCATTGAGTTATCACCGGCGGAAGTTGTAGCTCCTGCGTTACCGATTGAACGGCTTACGTAGAGGTTAAGTCCGGGAGCAACGTTGCCACGAAGTGACTGTGCGCTTACCGATCCTCCCGAATTTTGAGGTTGCCCGGCAGTATAAATTGGTCGCCCGTCTACGTTGTAGCCCATGAGGTTCGCCCATTGAGCCGGAGAGACGACGAGATTCTGTGCGAATCCAAGACTTGAACTATAAACGTTGGCGGCGGCTTCTGCTCCGTAGGCGAGGAATCCGGCGGCTGTATTAGCATGGACGCCAGTTTGTTGTCCGGCTCCAACGATTGTTCCGGTTGCGAATTCGTCCGTGACTTTAGCATAAGCGAATTCGAGATTTTGAAGAAGAGCATTTATATAGCTCGGATCCGAACGGTCAATGAGCTCGACTGTTGAGATAGCACGTCCTTTGAAGCTTTGAACCGGAACCGAAATATAAGTCGCGGATAAAGACGACTCTGTAACGGCCGCATTTTCTGCCACATTTGCGACAGTTGGAACGGCTGTGACCTTTGGCAATTCGAAAGTCATGCCCGTCGCGATAAGAGTTTCGCGAGATAGAGCGTCAATCATTCCGCGATCGTTATTGGCGAGCGCGTTGATGACTGTAGTGCTCTGGAATGTTGGAATCATGCCCGGAACTGTTGAAGTTGTGTTATCTGCCGCCATTACATATTGACGAGAATCTTCGTTATGTAAAACGTTAGCCTTCAAGTAATGCTCTAGGTATTGCGCTTTGTTTGTAATCGGTGAACGTGGAGTCGTGTAAGCGACTGGAACGTGTCCGAGATTAACTGTTTTGGAAGCTTCAACCGTTTCGGCTGGAGCTTCTGGAACGGTTGGAGTGATTTCCATTTCTGTTTCTCCTTGTGTTGTTGGGATTGTTTCTTCTGTTTCCGTTGCTCCCGGTTCGGAATCAGAATTTTCGTTTTCACTCGCCGCGATTGCGACACGGGCTGAATTTATGGCGGGCTCTGTGACGAGTGAGACTTCTTTGAGAGAACTCGCGCTGATCGTAAGAACGCCGTCAATGTTTTCGTATTTGTCGGCAATAACTCCCACCGAAAATCCGTCGCGAGCTCCCTGACTTGCCTCGATGAGGCTGTCATTTCCGGCTGTTGTCGGAAGAATACGAAACGTCGCGTCGATTCCTTCTGGCGTTGAATGGTAACTGGAAAGGAATCCGATTGGCGATTCTCTTTGATGTTCAAGTAATAATTTCGTGTTGTCGCCGAATGTAATGGAGTTAGGCAGAAAAGAAGTTTCTCCGGCGCTTGTGGATCCCATTTCATTCCATGTCACAATACGACCGGAGATTTCACGTTTTGGAAAATCGGTAGCCGAAATCTTCATGGAGAAATTGACGGATAGCGTTTCTAGTTTAGTTTTTTTCATAGTGCCATGTCCTCTTTCTTTTTGATTTCATCGACTGTTAAAACACCGATACGATTAAGAATGTCGTAAATTTGAACACGTTCCAGAGCTGATCCGCGAAGATAATCATCAAGATCGAATTTTACTTCTTGCGAAGCCGGAACGAAATCATTTGGCATTCCCGTCATGGATAATCTTTGTTCGATGGAAGTCATAAGCGGACGGAGTGAAAAATCCACAAGCGATTCCCTTTGCGAATTGACGTTGGAATAGGTCATGCTGGATCCGCTTTCGGCGTCCACGTAATAAGCCGGGATTCCCGTCGCTCTGGCGAGCTCTGTCGAAACGTAGGATCT